CAGAACAGTCACGCCTGTCCCTGATGTTGGTGGATATTATACTTTTGTTTATAATGCCAAGACTCCTAACATTACATATGATCAACATCCACTAGTTGCCTGCACCGGAGTTTATCAGTGGGGATTTGTTGGTATTAATTTTCACTGGGGACAATCTAGAGCATATACATGGTCTGAATTAGCAGGACAACTCTATATTGTTGATATTGATGAGTTTGATGATCTGAAAAATATAAACTATGCCAAATTGGTGACTAAATAAATATGGAAACGAAAGTAGTTATGTAATGACCGCTGTAAGTAATCGTAAAGGAAAGAGAGAAAGATTTAATAATTTAAATATTTTTCGATATCCATACACAATGTTTGTGGATGGTACTGATTATCTACAGATTGATATGTTGGACTATGTTCCTGTGGCACAAAACACTGGAAACACACAAAAAGTGACGAGAACTGAAACTGTAACTATTCAAGAACGAATATTTGAACAAGGGGGTCCGGCAGAAGGTGTTCTAGGTCCGGATAGTATTACAGAAGAAAAAGTAGTCGAAATTGGAGAAACAAGTAAATTTCAAAGTTATACTAGAGACCCTGCTGAAGGATTTCGAAGAAATACAAATAAAAAACCATTAGGAACTGTTTTACTTCCAGTGCCGTCAAATGTGCAAGAAGGAAACACAGTTAATTACAGTGATGACACCATGAATTCCTTGGTTGGTGCTGGTCTAGGACTTACAATGGGGGTTATGCAAGATGCCGGAAGACTGCTAGGTGCCGGTGATTATGAAGGGGCAGCAAGATTAGTATTCGAGAATATAAAAGAATTTCCAGGGACTGCAGGTTTTACTCAAGCTAATGCAATAGATCTTCTTACAAAACAATTGGCAGGATCAGCACTTGGTATTTTTGGTGGTAATGTGACCATAGATCAACTTCAGGCAAGAGAAAGTGGTCAAATCTTTAATCCAAATATGGAGTTGCTTTTCAATGGACCATCACTGAGAAACTTTGCTTTTTCATTTAAGATGACTCCCAGAAGTCCGGAAGAGAGTAATGAAATTAAAAATATAATTAGATTTTTTAAGAAAGGAATGGCTGCCAAAGCAGGAGGAACAAGATTATTTTTATCGACACCAAATGTTTTTGAGTTGAGATATAGAAAAGGTAGAGGAGAGCATCCGTTTTTAAATAGATTCAAACAATGTTTTTTACAAAATATAGCAGTGAATTATACGGGTGAAGGTGTATATTCAACATATAATGACGGCACACCAGTCTCAATGACTATGACCCTACAATTCAAAGAACTCGCACCAATTTATGATATTGATTATGAAAGTGATTTGGGTGAAGATGGTGTAGAAAGAAACACAGGACTCGGAGGAGTAGGATACTAAAATGGGATATTTCAGAGAACTACCAAATATTGCATACCAATCATTTTTGTCGGACAGCAATTCATCAAGAAATTATTTAATAGTTAAAAATCTTTTTAGACGATGCAAACTTCGTGATGACTTGCAAAATGTTTTTACCATCTTCAACAAATATGAAATTGTAGAGGGTGCAAGACCTGATACTGTTGCAGAAGAATTGTATGGTGATGCAGAACTTGATTGGGTTGTTCTGATGACTGCCGGTATTATTAATGTCAGAGATGAATGGCCACTCTCGGATAGGCAGATTTATAACTATTCAAATCAACTCTATGGTAATCAGTTGAATGAAGTGCGTTTTTATGAAACTAGAGAGGTCAAAGATTCTAATGGTAGATTAATTTTACCCAAAGGCAAAGTTGTTGATTCTACTTTTAGTATTCCAGATCCCGATGATTTTAATACGACAATTTCTCCAATCAATGGCGTATCAAATTATGAATATGAAGTCAGAAAAAATGATGCTAAGAGATCAATTTATTTACTTAAAGTAGAATATTTACAGCAATTTTTAAATGATATGCGTCAAGAGATGATTTATTCCAGATCATCCGAATTCATTAATGAACGTCTTATTCGAACAGAAAATACTAAAAACAGAATGCCATAAAAAAGGGGGTCGTAAGACCCCCTTTTTATTATTCTGCTAGTTTAGCAAAGTAAGATAGAGTATCGTCATCATCGTCATCAACTGAAGCAGTCGGTTTCAGACTATTCAGTTCGTCACGGAGATTCTCGGGAACTGGTAAAGGTGCAGGACCACGACCTTCACTCTCATCTTCCAGTTCTTCGTCAATACGAGTGGGAGAGTTGTTGCCAAGAACATAGTTCAGACGCTTCTTCAGGTCATCATAGGACTTGAATTGGTCTGCACCGGTGAACTCCTCAAGGGAATACTCCTTCTTCCAGATTGCTTCCATGGCATCGTCATCATCCAGCAATGAATCCTGACGTGCGAACTCTGAAGAGTCATAGTTACGATAACCTGCAACGTTCTTTGCCTTCAGTTTGAAGTTGGCACCCTGCCAGAAGTCAAACGGATCGATTGCTTCCTCGTCCTCGAACTCGGGTTGCATAGCAGCAGTGATCTTGTCAAAGATCTTCTTACCGAACTTATACAGCATCACCTTACCTTCATTGGAAGGATTGGTGGGGTCCTTGACCACATAGATGTTTGCGATGTAGGTCAGTTTACGCTTCTGCTTACGTGCTGCTTCCTTACCAGCATCGGTGCCGTTGTTCCACAGCATCGTGTTGTATTCAGACACGGGATCCTTCTGACCCAGAGTGGTCAGAGAGTTCTCAATGTACCATCCACCAGGACCCTGGAAGGCATGGGAGTACAGTTTGACGAATGGGAGATCTTCTCCATCAGGGGCAGGCAGGAAACGAATAACGGCATAACCATTACCGCTTTTATCTACTTCTAGTTTCCACAGACGATCATCGCCTGAACCACCTGTATTATTCATTTTTTCGACTTCCTTGACCAGTTTTTGGGTCAGGGAGCCCAGTTTGGATTGCTTCTTAAGGTCAGCAAATGACATTAGGATTACCTCGGATTAGTTTGGATGTGTTGGATTTACTTGGATAGTATAGCAAGGATTGGGTTGCTAGTCAACGTGTAACTTCAGATTTTTTATCGTCTGAGTCATGGTTTCAAAAAATGTGTTCACATTGGTATTTGGTGGGAAACCCATCAAAATCAATGATTTCTGCAACTCCTCTTTCATTCTGATCGCTTCTGGATCATCGGAAAGAGATACTCTCGTGTACATCAATTGTTGTTTTTCCAACAATGATGCCATTTTTTCAATGTGTTCATTTTTTTGTTGAATAGTTAGAGTCGGAAAGGTTGATAATTCATTGAATATTTCACTTTGCAATTCATTGATAATTTCCAATTCTTCTCGAACAATTTCAGAGTTGAAAAAACTCATATCATTCTTCTCCTTCTTCCTCTACTTGTTCCTCAACTTCAACTTTACTATTTTCAATTTGTTCTAGTACTTCAATAGCACCGATCAATTTCATACGAGTATTAGTGAGAATACCCAATTCTTTATTAACTTTTTCAAATTGATCCTGCAAGTTTGCCAGGACTGTAGTATTTTCAAGTGCCATTACTAATAATCTCCTTCAGTATTTTTTTATGATGAAACACATCAATATTTAGAAAGGGAATATACTTCTTTATTTTTAGACTTACGGATTCCCACACCGGATCTTTTAGTTCCTTATCAAATTTTTTTACGAAACAAAAAATTCTTTCCATAATTGAAAGCGTCTCTAAACTTATTTCTCCTCCCAAATACTTTTTTAGAATTGGTGGGTGCCCTTTCGAGCAGTTGAATAGAGTTTCTAAGTCGTTCTGAGAGAGCAATTCGTTGCTTTGTTCTTTGAATAAGTAAGTCAAACTCTGTTGACGTTTCATCCAGTCGGCGTACTTTCTTTCGCCAGAATTGATAATTTCTCCAATCCATAGGTTTTGTGGGGTGTCAGTGGAAACAAAATTAGACACTAAAAAATTTACGATTTCTTTATTGGAATACTTACGGGAAGTTTTTTCGAACCAATACTTATCTCTCCTTTTATTAAAGGATGCCATACTAGCACGGGTTTTTGCTCCGTATTTAAAGAAATCGTATTTTGGATTTGTAAAGTGATTTTTGAGTGACAAATAATGTTGATAGGTTTCAAAAGGAGTCACGATCATAAGGGTAATTTTGCTCTCGAAGTTTTCTTCATAAAGTTTAGATTGATAGCATCATACTTCAATCTTTCTTTGAGTGGTTTTGAGATTAACTTTGTTACTGAGTCTACCTCAATATTGTTAATCTCACAATAGTAGCAAATGGCATCAATATAATTCATGCCTTCCTTTGCCACTATGGTTTCTATTTCCATAGAAAACTTAGATGGTGTTAGAAATTTACTTTCTAATGCTTGTTCCAGTTCCTTATTGGTTTCCATAGAGTTCCAGTTTATCTGTAACAAACTTTCTAATGTATTTGCTGAGAAGTTTGATGTACTTTGATTTGTCTCGTTCTTCATAGACGACGCATTCTCCATTTTCACAGGCCATAATAATTACAAGTTTTTTGACAGAGATTCCTGTCAGTTCGTACAGCATACAACCATATGCCATGCACTGCACAAAGTAGTGGTCAATCCACTCTCGTGGTTTCGGTTTTGCTGATGTCTTAAAGTCAATTATTGCTAACTCACCCTCGTATTCTGCAATACAATCGACGGTTCCCGCAATCCCTAACTGTTTACTATATAGGGAACCTTCCAGGGCATGGATATTATTTATATTCTTTAACTTGTGTTTAGAGATTTTAAACAAAAATTCTGAAATGGGTGGAACCTCAGGAAGTTCCTCATTTTTCATGAAGTATTCAACTAAAGTGTGCATATCAGTGCCACGTTTTGTAGCACGTTTTGTGACGCGATCTGCTTCTTCATTACCAACTTTCTTTCTCCACTTAACAAAGATTTCCTTATTAAAATGACTAGTAATCGAAGTAATAGAGACTAGTCGGAGAAGTTCTTCTTCATCGGGGACAGAATAGTATCTCACCCCATCAATAGTCTCCCTCTCAAGTTGAGGAAGACTAATATCAACATGATTAAACATTACATACCTGCTTCCATTTTTGCGATGATGTACTCTTTGACTAAACCTGAACGGACAATATCGTCAATCTCAAATTCAATAACGTCAAAAGACGGCATTTTTCTAAGGATATTCATGAAATCCATAATACCGTTACGATCATTGGTTTTTGTCAAATCTGATTGTCTGGCATCGCCACAGAAACAAATTTTACTATTTTCACCAATTCTTGTAATTATACTATCAAGTTCATGAAAATTCAAGTTTTGAAATTCATCAACTATGATAACAGCATTATCAAGAGTTGTTCCTCTCAGAAATGATGTGCTCCAAAATTTGATTGTTTCTTGTGCCTTGAGATTTCCATACAACATTTCAAAGTCAACATCAGATGACATTTGAAACATATATTTTACCATAGACTTGTATGGAATCTGATACAGAGAAGATTTATCTTCATGGTCACCAGGAAGAAAACCAATCTCGCGAGTGGCAATCAGAGATCTGACAATGTATACATTTTCGTATGGAGTATTTTCGTCAAGAACATCTTTTAGTGCATTATATAAGGTAATAAAAGTCTTACCTGTACCTGCACATCCATATGCCACTAGATGTTTGTTTTCGGCATAAGAACTGAATAATCTTTTTTGATTTTCTGTGAGAGGTTCGATATCGACCAAGTAATTAGAACCTAGGGGTTTTTTCTTTTTCATCCTCATCGAAGTCATACCTACCCCAATAGGTTCTTCTGAGGTCTTTTTTCTTCTAGGCATACTAAATTTTCTTTACTCTTGAACCAGGTGCTTTCTGTGCCTTTGCAAGCACTTCATTCCAACCAGGATTTTTGGCAATTAGTTTATTTTGCCAATCTCCAACCTCTCCCGGTTGAGGACAAGTTGATGGGTCAGACCAATCTCTTTTCCACTCGGGATTATCATCACACCATTGAGGCCAATCATGAACACTCATCACTACTTCTTTTTGTTCACCGGTTTCTTTGTGAACTACAGGATACGTTGACATTGTTAAGAATTCAATACAAAAATATTTAGACCCATTCCAGGGCTTCTGATACAGCAGGAAATTGTTCGACAAAAATTTCCCTACATCCCTCTGCGATGTTCATGTGTTCTTTTTGGGTGCCATGTGCAGAACGCAGAGAAATATAATGAATCCATGAGCGACATGAACCTGTCATATAGATTCTGGTAGGAGTGCATAATGGAAGCACATTTCTTGCACACTCCTTTGCAACACCATGCCCAAGCATCTGTTGATACAGTGCCATAGAAGAGTCAAACAGAGTCTGCATTTGCATCTCTAGTTTCTGAGTGACGAAAGGATCAAGGTCATCAATAGAGTTCTGACGATTCTTTGTATCCTGTCTGCGAAGTTCAGGCAGAGGAATCTTTTCACCAAGCAGAGAACTATCAGCATACCGCTGTGAAAACTCTTGATATGTGAACGACCTATGACGTAAAATTTGAGCCGCGATTGCACGAGTAGTCTCAATTTCCAGAGTCATGGTGGATTGTTCAAAAACAGACCAATGATTATGCTTAATACAATAGCGTAAAAGACCTGTATACTTTTCATTGTTTTGATTTGATGGATTAGAAACTCTAGCAATATATGCCATAGTTTGTTCCGCATCAGGAGTGACGCTTACAAGTTTAACGTTCATTTTTTGCCAAATCCTTCGGGTTTCATTCTTGGTTTTTTCTTTACTGATGATTCTAGTAATTCAAGTTGTTCTTGCATATACTCAAGTTCTTCACTACTATACAAATAATCTTGGGAAATTGCATCCTTTAGATCTTTAATTAGTTTTTTAGTTTTCATCCATCATCATCCTCAAAAATTTCATCATAGTCCGTGATGTAGTTGGAAACAGGATCATCAAAGTTTTCCTGTTTGGAAACATATGCTTCTTTGTCCGAATATATTTCAGACTTCAAAGCATCAATTAATAGTTCTAAATTTCGAACAATTAATTTTAAGTTATCCTTTTCCATAAAATTGTATATGGGGTCTTAACAGTTTACACAAAAAAAGAGGGTTAGTCAACCCCCTTGATAATTTGATGTAAGTGACTCACTTATTGTAGGTGCGACCACGATAGCAGAAAGTACCGTGTGCTTCCTTTGATTCTACACAACGAGTATCATACTCGACACCACGATATGCGGTATGAGAGATCTGAGCGTCGTGAAGTGCAGATGCTTTTTCAATCTGCTTTTTGACCATTTGAAGTGTGTTCATTTGTTTACTCCTAAAGTAGTTGGATTTTTAGGTCCGTTCCTTTAGTCGTTTGCGTCCCATGGACAATTGGGAGTTGCCTCCTGAATTGTATCAATCAGTTCAACTTTAACAATAGAATTCAAGTTTTCATTTGATTGGATCCTGAGCATGATAGCATCAGCATCTTCACACAGAAGACTAGAATAAAGAAGAAGATCTACCATAGGATGAACGCTCCGTTCCGCGACTTACTTGCGTCCCACTCAGTGTGGGATGAACGACAGGTATATT